CCTGCCACTAACTCCGCTATTGTCTGCCTTTCCTCATCAACCGCTTTTTGAGATGCAGTCTCCTTTGGTATGATGATTTTCTCGGATGCACCAGGCATGATCTGTCCTACTGCAAGTTGTAAGAGTCTCTCAGTATCAAGAGTACCTGATCTATCGAGTGCGGGAGCAAGCTCGGCAATTGCTTTTACACGCTCAAGCATTTGCTTTGGATCTTGTGTCGCAACATCAAACTGTAAGTAAAAATCAAATCTTTCTCCAGGTCTTCCCTTGTTGAACTTCTGTACATCCTGCATACCGGTAACACGGAAAAACTCTGCATCGGGACCATACTGCTGATAGAGCGTCCATACTTGCTCAAGCACATATTTTAAATGCGTGAACACTTTATTTATAATCGCCTGCTGTTTGTTCTGTGATTCAACTTGGTCAACGCCTGGGGCAAAGTTACCAAAGTATTTATCAAACATTTCTTGAATATATCTGCGGACTTCCACATTACCGCCATCAAATGGAGGTGTATTTGCCCAACGAATCTCGCCAGGTGTACGATACGGAATCCGGACACCGGGGCCGTACTTTGATGGTGGCCGCCCAAGTGGATGTTCCAAAGGTGGCAAGGTTGCTAATGACTGACGATCAATCAAAGCATCAGTCTCAATCTTCATTACTTGTTGCAATGGTTCACCGATCTCCGGTATTGAGCGGGAAGAGTAAAGTCTTTTGCTAGTCTGCTCGTACTTAGTAATTACGAACGGATACTTGCCATGAGCATAATCTAGCAACTCATGCTTGGCATAAAGGTCAGGCACATCAGGATGCATGATGGTGCAGTAGATGCCCGGTATATCATCCTCATCGAGCAATCTTTGATAACAGTACACTATTCTAATAGTCTCATCATCATCGCGGATTACTTCATCCATTTGGCGGACATTGTACAAGGTATCATCCCTTTGTGTGTACTGAGCCAACTCCATCGCTTTTTCCACAAACTCCTCGTCCCATCCTTCTGTTGAAATCTTTGCACGCAACTGTTCGGGGGTCATATGCAATACATGAAATACATACGGTGCTTCCTGTGGGTCAATCGTGTAGTTTGGCCAAAACACATCCTCATCAGTCGCAAGTGCTTTTAGTCTTGGTCTATTTACTACCTGCCTTGTGATCGGTATAGTTGTTGTTCCCTCTTTGCGCAACTCACGAAGCATACCCCTGCCTTTTGCCTTTGATACATTAAATTGATTTTGCATCGCAGTAGATAACTCGTCATCCATGCTTCCGTCCTGGATCGCTTGTGCGATCTGTGGAAGTGCCTGTGCTATCTCATCCAAACGAATGGTCTGCTGTTGTTTTAACTCCTGCGAGTCGTACCACACATAATGGCACATCAGACCCTTCTCAAAAAAGTGATTCAATCCAAGTTCCAACTGATCGTAAAACTCTTCCATTTTGGTATTGATCAACCAACGAAGGAACATTGATATCACATTGGCACGCTCAATATCTCCGGACTCAACGGGCGTGGCAACTATATGTGCCTGTCTTACAGCATTCATAACCATTGCCACACACTTATTGATCTGATTGTCACACATACGGATCATCTGATCAGAAGCTCCGTCCCAAGGAAATACATCTCCTGTGGAGCTAAGATTGGAGTGCTTTTTAAAATCGTCAGACTGTCCCGACCACATGCAATTTCTTACATCATAGTCGCGCTGTCTGCGGTCTAACCACTCACCTAAGTCTGCTTGTGTCCGGCGGTAAGTTTCCGCAAGATAATTTACATCAGGTTCTTTGCTGACATACAAAAGTTCGGGATCGGCGCTAGACTGCATATGCGTAGCATAATGTAACCTTTTATGGTTGACATGGCAAGATTAATACCCTCCACCACCTGTACACATCAAGCTGTTGTGACTAATGTGATCTGCACCGCTAATCATCAAATATCTGATACAATCGACAAAATCCTTAAAATGCTCCTGTCTTGAACTGCCCGTATATTCCAACATTGAGGATATTAGATTCTCACACCTGTCGGACACAAATAGTTTGGGTCTGTTCTTATCTGTCATTGGCTCAGTATCATCCCATGCCAATGCATCATTTATCTTTGCAATACCCGCTTCCACTTCCACACCTGGAGCGGGTCGCATGACAAAGTCAAGATTCGACATTGTGTTAATTATATTACTCTCGCCCTCCTTTTCCCTGACCGTGGCGGCTCCCATGCGGGGATCAACGATCCTCTCGAATATATCCTCGCCTTCCTCCAATGCCTCGAAGTGATCGCGGTAATCTACATATCCCCAACCAAGGGGTCGTTGGGCAGGGCCGGGCTTTCCCACGCTCTTACCTACGGCATTAACATGCGGCAATGCCCATTGACCCATCGTTGAGTCGGGGAACTCACGATAAACATAGATTGATCCATCCTGCATCACACCTGCCCATATCGCCACCCACGGTTTACTTCCGCCAGGATCGCATACGAAGTAGCGGGTGGCACGCACCGTAGGGTCAGCGATGAAGGGGATTCGTTCATGGGGTACGACATTGGTGTCGCGGTTGAACTTAGGGAATCTCCCCTCCATCGCCTTACTAGGGATGCCGTATAGGCGGGCGAGTTTTACCTCTTGTGGTTGTTTGGAGTAGGTGCGGATCAGTTCGTTGTAGTCAACAAACGGGGACATCTCGGACCAAAAATAATAAATTCTACAATTAGGCCAATTGGTGGATATCTGCTCAATCGGTAACTCGCGCCCCATCAAGTCGCTGTACTTCGTCTCCACCGTCTCAGCGCCTTTTAACAGACTATTAATCAATGGGGTCCACCCTTGCAAGGTAGTGAAGGTCAATAGCACCCGTCCATGATAATCAACTGTTCTACCGCCTACCAATGTTTCAAATATCTGTTCGGGCGCTTCCTCATCCATGTGAATGCAATGCGCTGACCATCCCTCAAATATCTGAGGATCTGCTTGATACTGCCTGTAGTTATTAAAAGATATGGTACTACCCCGCTCCGCGCCTGGTGTGGTTGGCGGTAGGATCGCCTTGGCGGAGTTGAATCCATTCTTCTGTGTATACTGCAAGGAATGATTCTCGCTCTTCTTCTTTGCCCGCTTGTACCTCATGGGAAGTGCTTCCCATATGTACCTTTGGGCATCCGCAATACTTCGCTCCTCCGATACATGCAGGGAACGAATCTCTGCTTCGGGAATGGTCTGTGCCATATGCACAAGGAGGCGGGACGCGAAAGTTGTCTTTGACGAACGATTACCGCCGAGTACCACATGAATCTTATCATTCTTGAAATTATCCATCACCCTGCGCCATCCAGGTAATGTCCATCCCCATTGGATGGGATCTTCCTTCTCCGACTCAGGCTGGTCCAATATTAAACGGGACAATGTCTCAGCGCGCTCCTGCGGTAAGGCATCTATCTCCTCGCTCGATAAGGCACACGCAAGCTCGCCCTTCTCATACTTCAGATCAGGTATCCACGGAATACCAAAGTGAGCATCTACCTCATCGGCGTAAGTTATCTTAGGCATAACCCTCCACTATCGTGCAATCCTTTGGATCTATGCGAAAGATTGGTTCTATATCCTCCGGGTCGCGGGTTGCTTGCGTCCTGCCTCCTAGTTCAAACTTATATTTCTTACTGAAATCCCAATTGTGATAGCACAATGCATCCTTGCATCTGAAAATCAGAGTGAACTTCTTACCGCTTGTCTCATGCAACTGCTTTGCCGCCTCGATCTTCTTGTAGGAAATCATAAACGGAAACTGTCCGTAATTAATATTTAAACACTTTAACTCCGCCCATCCGTAGTGGTCACCCTTCTCGATAAGAAAATCCACCTTGTACTTCACAGGATTGAGCTTATGGAACACACAATCCCATACCTTGCTCAAAAATCCGCATACCTCCTTCTCATTATCGAGGTCTTGCTGTGTCTCGTACCTGGGCCTCATTCCCTCGCCTGTATCTCCATACCCACCACTATTGCTTCTTCGAGCGTCTTGACCGGGATTTCTTGTTTCCCAACGCTCCATCCCTCCGTATCCGTTCCAATGTTTCTTGGTCGAATTTCGATGACGGTGGACCCAGGTCTTTCAAGTCGTACTGTGGTAATTTTTGTACGGATAACGGTATTGCTCGCCCATACTTTTTCCAAAAAATCGGATTCCATCCTTCCGGCACTTTCACTTGGACTTGGCATTTGCTTCGATGACTTCGCTAAATAAATCACAGCACCTCCTCTTTAACTCAGCATTCTCCCCCTCCAACTGCTCCATCTTCTTCTTCAGTTCAAGATTCTCCTCGGATAAACGCCCCACCCATTGGGGCCAACTCTCTATCTTTTTGCCCGTGGACTTGTAAATATTCATTCCGGTTCAAACTCTATGACATCATCATCCAACCATTCATCAATTGCTTCCACACCACTATTTGACAAATCCTCGGCATCCATGTCCGATTCCACAAACCATCGCTTTAACACAGCCTTGATTTCTACTTTAAATTGCTCTTTAGGTTGATCGGTTTTGTTCATTGGTAAAATCCAGGTTCTGTCTTGCGGGCATTTTTCTAGGTATTGATGTTCTGTATGTGTTTGGCGGACAATTGGGATCACGCTCACCCTCGCGGTAGCGCAGTTCATTGTTTGCCCAAAAATGCCGCCATCCACGGTTTGCATCATCCAAACTAATTAAAGTTCCAAAGATATGACTGAAGTCATCCATCGCATCCAAAAGGGCATTTACCATGCCCCTGTTTGGGACAGGAAATACCAGGTATATGATCAGGGTGAGGATTCTGTTTCGCACAACCCGCCATCATTATTAACACTATCATTATTATCGCATTCCTCATGTTCCTCCTCCTCCTCGTAAAATTCATCGCAATGCCTGCAATACCTAGGCAGATCATAACTTTCCCATCCCATGAATTGTGCCATTACTTATTTATCTCCTTCCATAAGGTTCTCCACGCTATTTCAGCACATTGGGGTACTACGCCATTTCCGAGGAGGCGGAGTCGGTCCACTCGGTTGGCAATTGGGTCCACCCCACTTCGAGTCCCATCAACTGCTCGACCCAATTTGCCGATAATTTCATTGATGGTGGTTTGTTCATTTCCGCTGCATCCCTCAGTTTCGCTCCGAAGTACTGATCGCTCTTCTCCCTCTTGCTCCGAAAGCCCTTCTCCGTTTTCTCCGTCTTTATTCTTCCGCCCTCCGCATCGCTTGACCGAGCGGTCGGCCACGACCCGTGGTTCTTCCCACTCGTACTGCTCTTCTCCGGGGCGGGCGGGCCAGCGTGTTGCTTGTAAATATCGCAAGTCTTTTTGTCCACTTGCTCCCTCAGATTGCTCGGACGCTTTCTTCCCTTCCTCGCTCCGCTCGCAATCTTCTCCACTCCCTCCGCTGAACGAGTATCCATGTAATCCATCGTGTTGGGTGTCGCCCAATTCATCTTGGGATTGTTTACATCCTCCCTCAAGTTCTTGCATCCGCCCTTCTTCTTGTTTCGAGCTAACGCTTCTCCTGTCTTGGGTGGTAGATGATCCATCGTGTTTGGTGTCGCCCAATTCTTCTTCGCTTCCTCCGCTAGTATCTTGCCCCCCGTTCCGGGCTTGCGACTGCCGGGGTTCCCGGCTCGCGGTGTGGGCCAATTCTTCGGGTTGTGTACCACTTCCCCTAGATTGCACTTCCCCCTGTCGTGTGTCGCGTCTCTGCTCATCGTTTCCCTCGGAGTCGGCCAATTCTGACTCGCTTGAGTTGCAAGACCTTGACTGTGCCTCTTGTCCTTGTTTGGACTGTTGTCCACATAAATCCCATCGTTCATCGCTACAGGTGTCGCCCAATTGCTCAGAATCCCTCCGTCCGTGTGCGCCTGTAACGCCACATCGAGAGTATCCATCGACACCTTCCCGTTCCTTATTCTGCCCCCCGTATATCCACCCTTGTGATCCCGCGCACTCGCGGTAGGCCAGGATGAAGCATCGGATGCGTTGGTGAGGCGCGCCTGTTTCCTCCGCGCTGAACAATCCCCACTCCGTTCGGTAACCATCTTCTTCCAAATCGGACAGGACTCGCCATAGCCCCATCGAGGTGTGACCTCGGACATTTTCGAAAAAGCACCAAAGAGGTCTAACTGCCCGGACATGCTCTCGGATATATGGCCACAAGTGTCTTGGGTCTTTCTCTCCTTTTCGCTTTCCTGCGCTACTGAACGGCTGACAGGGATATCCTCCAATGATGCCGTGTATTTTTCCTCGAAAGATTCGCGCAGGGAAGGTTTTAAGATCCGTGTAGATAGGTGCGTCATCCATGCGTCCTTCTTCAATCTTCGCCGCCAGGTTGGCACAGCAGAAGGCTTCGATCTCGACATTAACGACTGTGCGCACATCCACGCCCGCTCGTCTAAGTCCAAGTTCAATCCCTCCGTATCCTGTACAAAAGCTGATAATGTTTTGGGTATTATCCACATTTCACCACCTCCCACATATCACCCTTCAAAGGTGTTACCCTAACCTCTTCACCCAACTTCAAATACTTACCGGGCTTGCATCTAAACTTTCCATGCGTCCCATCCTTAAACTCTATCAACCGTAAAAACCTATTCTTAGGCACAGCATATACCCTCGCCACACTCTCCAAGGGAATATCCATAGTCTGACGAACAACCCCCTCAATGATACTTAACCGCCTGCCCTCTTCCTTCTCCTCCTGCTCATCCAATTCACTCTCCAACTCCTCCAACTTCGCAACCATCGCCTTGCTGAATCTCTTCAGACTGAACGCCATCCTCGCGGTACTAGGCTTAACCCCCATCATATCCGCAAATGCCTTCTTGGTAAGCCCATGCTTACTCAATATCCTACCCGCCCTATCCGTATCCATGTGTAGCCTTGTGCAGTTTACTCATTGACTTGTCAACACTTTTGTGTAAAAAAATAATCTATGCGTAATAAAGCTACCGTGAAAGCACTTCGCAAGGACCTCAAAAACGATGTCATCGATTCG